CTACTGCTCGATATCTTTCATCAGGTAATGTCATGTACACTAGCCTCTAATGCATCTAGTTTATTAACCGACTCTTCATCAAAGTCGGGCTCTTCTTCTGATTGTACACTATCTGCATCTACTTCGTCAAACAAAACGGAGAATTGAGTACTGGCATTAACGGTCTTTTTACCAGTAGCACCGCGGGTGCCTGGAATAGCTTGCCAAAATTTATCAAAACTATCAATAATAGCTATTGCAGTATCGCGGTCATCTGTGCTAAAGATAGCATCTATCACGTCTTTAAAATAAACCCGTTCGAACTTTTCATCTACCAACATGGCCGGACACAATCCAGCATCATATTGCCGATTTGCTTCTTGCACAGAGTTAATATGCATCCAAACATTATGGCCCATCATAATAGCGTAAGTAAAACTATCCCAGCTAGTCTTGCCTTCTTTACCTATCTTATTTAGGTCTCCTGGCCCGTAGATACAAATATCCTTAACTTCGACACCGTCCATTAACGGACTAGATTCAAAGTTTGCAAAGTGTTTATCCTGTACAACTACATCTTTGAACAAGCGAGTATCTTTGCTATATTTTTTATTATCTAAACTAGGTAACATACGATACAACCATTTTTCACGATCTACGATTTCTGTTTGTACATAAATCTGTCCATTAGCAGTTGCTAAGAACGGACTAGCACAATCAAAACTAATTGTAAAACTAGGATTGTGATATTTACGAACAGCACGTTGGATATCAGTTAGTAGCAATGCCCATTCAAGTTTACTTGTTCCCAAGAAATGCATCCAGTCTTGGTGACCTTGCTCTAGCAGACCATCAAACTTTAATGCTACTAGTCTGCGTAGTACTAGATCCACATCACACATATTCTGGCCACCCATTGCCCAACCGTTAAATGGTTTGTCGTATTTCGTTGGATCACAAAAGTCTTTCATTTGTTGATACCAATCTTCTGCTTGATCGTGATTTTCACCTTGCAGTACATTTAAGAACTTACAAGCACCTGTACGATGTTTAATGAAATATTCGTTATTGTATTTTGTAGCCGCAACTGCTTGAGGATAATTAGCAACACCACTATTCTTAGCACCGACTGGACTTCGACCGACCCATGCTGGGATATCAAGCACCATACCATAGTCCATAAGTGCATCCATCCATGCCAAGACTTGTCCACGTTTTTTTTGTGCCGCATCTAGTTTAGCTTGATAAACTTTAATGTGATCAATTTTAGTGTACTTTGGATTGCCGTTCTTATCTGTCTTAGGATGTCCGGTTGGGTGTAGTTGAGGAACTAGTTCTATACCTTTAGCAACTGCTTCGGCCATACGCTGTGCAACTACGGGACCATTTGGATCATTCCATTCGCCTTCCCATACACCTTTACCAATCTGGAAGCCTCCGGAATCTCCTAATACCCAACTGGTGGATCTATCACGGTTACGGAACATATCTTCGCTTGGATCTGGTTTAGACAAGTCTAAGTTAGCATGGCCTGCTGAATACAAACAATGATCGAAATAAAATGCCGCATTGGGATTCAAATAATTCATAGCTTCAATGCCTAATGGACCAAAGCTCTTGGGAATACGTGCAGGATCAACATAGTTGCCGTGACGTTGTTTACCTATATATGTGCTATAAAATCCCGACGTTGCCGGTAAAAAATATGCGTAATCTAATTGTGTAGCTGTTAAATTTTTATTCATTAATGTACCAAATGTTGTGCTAATACCATACAGCTAATCCATGCCCAGATAATATTAAATCCAACAAGTGTAGGCAGTAGTTTTTTATTACTAGCCCAAATTAGCGCCAGTGATGTTGCTAATGTAAAAAAGTATAACCACCACAGTTGTATTCCAAATATTAATCCAGGAATAATAATAACTGCTTTTGCGGCCCAGCTAGCAAACTCAACAGTATTATAATTAGTCCAGTATTCTTTAGTAAGCCACATACTGAAACAATCTTTAATCTTCTGCCAACCCGAATGGTTGAATACTACTGCGACTAGTATCGCCCAACCGGTAGTAGCAACTAACACCTGAAATAAATCCATGATTATTTGCTCTGTGCTGGCAGAATGTATTCGTATTCAGCTAAACCGCTGTCTACTACAATTTGCAATGCGCCAGCATCTGCAATACGGATAGTCTTGTCACCGTGCAAGTTTAAAATGCTCTGAACTTGTGTAACAGGCCACGCCCAAGTTTGACGTAGTTTGCCGCCGACATTTGCTTGAAATATAAACGAACCTGCGTGTGTACTTGCATCGCCGAAACTGAATACCAAATTATCACCATCGGTTTTAACTTGGAATGTAAGTTCTTCAGTGTGTGCTGATGCTTGGAACTTCAACTTTTGAATACTAGCCATTGCTGGAGTAAACTCGATATCCCATTTAGAGCCTTTAAACTTAACCGATTTTAACTTTTCGTTAATAATATCACTATTCATAAAGCGGTAGTCGTTTTCAAAGTCACCAGCACCGTTTTTAAAATGTAAGCCTGTTGGAATAACTTCACCGTTACGTTCTTGTTTAACTACATTGATAGTGTAGTTTTCTTTGTATTCTGGGCACTTCAAGTGGATATCTAACTTGTTTAAGTTAGGCATACCAAACACGCCTTCAAAATCTTCAACAGGTGTCTTGGCCTTAGCATTTAAAATAACGCTACGATCCTCGGCCATTGATTCGATTTTAGTTTCTTCCTCTGATGCAGTTACTTTAACTAAAGGCAAAAAGCCCAAGCTATGTGTATGTGCTACTAGGTCTTGTAAAAAGTCTTTCATATGATTCTCCATGTTTGTTTATTATATAGGTTTTTTAGACAATGTCAAGGATTTTTCCTAACCTTTTTGTTATATTTGATAGCGGATTCTACCAATGTATGTGATTGATTCATTCGATCTGAATAGTGCATATAGGCATTTGTATCTTTTGAAAAACATGCGCCTCCAAATCCTCGGCTACCATCGGGCCCAGGAACTAGGGTATGGCTATTTCCAATACGCAGATCGTGAGCAAGTACTTGCCTAACTATATTAAAATTTGCACCATTTTGTTCACAGATGTCGTATACCTGATTAAAGAAAGCAACCTTAACACTTAAAAAACAATTGGTTGCGTATTTTATTGTACTAGCTTCTGTAATGCTGGTATTGAATACTAGTTTACATTCAGGTAATGCTTTTTTAAATATACCGTGCCAAAATCCTTCTGGGTCTTCGCCTCCAATAACCATATGCTTTTGTTCAGCAAAATCCTTAACAGCCGTTGCCGCCCGTAAAAATTCTGGACTATAACAAATAGAATGATGCTCGTATTTTGTTATAAGTTTTTCTAAATAGTCGGGCGGAACTGTTGATTTAATTAGTATAGGTACATATATTGGTGTTTCGTCTAACACATTGGAAATTTGGCTGATATCACAATCACCTAATTGATCACTAGGAGTTCCTACACAAACAATAATACCATCAGCATATTTGAAATCGCCGATACGATTATCATTCACTTTTGGATCTACTATATGTATAGCTGTTGTACTTTTAAGACTTTCGCCAACTGCTCGTCCAACAAATCCGTAACCTGCAATTATAATTTCTTTCATATTAAAACTCGAATAAACTGTTAAATGTATTTTTCTCTTCGGTACTAGTAATGTCCCAATTCAATACACCGATTAAATTATCTAATTTGTTATCAATAATTGTCTGTTCCATCTCGGCGTGATCGAACGGAAGATCCTTGAACCACTGAGGTAACCTTAGTTCGTCTACTGGATATGCAACACTAGTAAATCCTAAAGGATTTGGTTTGAGCTTGCAAACAATAACCTTTGCACCATCAGTAATACTCATACTGTATTTGTCGTTATACATACGTTTTAGTGTATTCCAGTTGATACTAGCACGAACATGCCCTGGCATATTGGCTTTACCTTGTTTTGCTTCCTTACCCTGATATTCAGTAATCTTGTTAGCACGTTTAGGACTACCTTTTTCCCAACCTGGTCGAGCTTTGAATTTGATACGGAATTCGCCAATAGCATCTAAAACTTCTTGTTCTGGTTTTCCCATCAATACCATTTCAAGAATATCACTTAAGAAGTTTTGAATAAATTCTGGAGTATCGCTACGCTTGAGGTCCAAGCCCATGGCCTTAATCTTGCCGGGTTTACCATCTACATCTGCCCGTTTGCCTTCTTTATCATAGTACAATACTGCATAGCGTTTTTTAGTAATGAACAAACTCTTACTGCCAACAATTTCTCGACCTGCTTTGATAACTTCGCCACGTGTTTTAGGAACGTGGAATGTGTCTAACATAAACTGTGGAAATGTAGTATTGACTTCTTCACCAATTTGGTCATACAGTTGAATTACACTTTCCTTAGTCCATGGTATAAGACCTTTGTCAATATCTTTTTGTAGCGTTTTGTAAGCACTAAAATAACAAGAGTCGGTGTCTCCATAGATAACTGATTTACCACGATAGTCATACTCGCCAGCAATAATTTCATTTACCTTACCAGCCATGTGTTTAACAATCTGACGACCTGTTAGTGTAGTTGACTGTCCAATACGTTTATCAAAGAATCTACATCCACTGTTAAGAATAGCACCATACAAACTGTTCAAGTTAATTTTCTTGACCAGTTGTCGTTTGTCCCAGTATTCTTCTTCAACCTTATTACCTGCTTTGACTGCATCCTTTAGTTTGGCCTGCATCTCTTTGCGTTCAGCATACCAACGTTTTAGTAGCCCGGGAATAATACCTTCTTTTTCATAAGTGAAAATAGTTCCATTTGCACTTAGTACCCAAGGTTGATTACTTTCAAAAATTAATCTATACACTTCTGCCGCACTTAATATATCGCTATCTCCGTTTTCCCAGTCAATAGTAATATCAGTTCCAATTTCTTGATTCATAACTGCTGTATATTCTAATGAACCAAAGATACCTTCCCAGCTTGCCGCAAAGCTAGCACCTTTAGCCATTTTAGTTTCTATATATTCGTCAGTCATTGTTTGACGTAACTGACCAATAATAGTCTCTGGGCCCATGTTCAAGGCACGAATAGCTGACGGATACAGACTGTTAATGTCTAAAGATCCAATCCAGTCATGTATACCTTCTTTAGGATAAGCAACATACGCTCCAGCAGCCGCAGTATTTTCTTCACGCTCACTCATCTTAGTTCTATTAGGAACTTGGAAACCTCGGCGATGTGATTCGTTGATAATAGCCTGTTCAGTAACAGCTACAGCACCCATTGTTGTTTGTAGCAATACAGTATTTTCATGTGCCAAGGTGTTGGCAAGATCCATAAACTTTAATTTCTTGTCTAAGTTATCTAAAAGTTTACAGTCGTTAATATTGTATTCTACAAATGTTCGGAAGTCATTGTTATATAATTGATCCAACGTACCTTCGTATTGGGTTTTACGTTCGCCTAGTTCATATTCAGCAATAGCATCTAGACGATATGAATGACGTTCTTCATATGTATACTTACGATATAATTCGAGATAGTCTAAGTGTACACGACCGATATAGTCATACGTTGTACTAGTACGGCCGTATTTTTCGTATTCACGTTTCTTTGGCAGTTGATCGAACAAGCAGAATCGTCTTGTATCTTCTTTGCTCAATACTTTGATTACACGGTTAGTAGTATACGGAATATCAAAGCCTTCACTATTCCATCCGCTTAAAATATCTGCATCTTTAATTAGATCTAAAAACATGTCCAATAAGTCTGCTTCGTTATCAAACAGATATGTATTGGGAAAATCTTTAACCATTTCTTTAGCATCTTCCATCTTAAGTTTCTTAGGAGGAATTGCCAAACAAACCATAGTCTCTAGCCACTGTAGGTAAACAGCAATCGCAGTAATAGGCATAAATGCATCGTCTGGACTAGCATAACCGCGTTCTGGATCAAAGTCTACCTCAATATCGAAAAATGCTACATTTAATTTAGGAGCATCTTGATTTAAGTAGTGTTCACTTAGTGTTGTAAAGATAGGATTAATGTCCGATTCAAACATTTCCTTGCCACTATTAATGGCTTGTTCTTTTCTAAGTTCTTTTGTGTTCTTACAGACAATGCGTGTTAGCGCATCTCCGTAGATTGATTGGAATTTGCCGCGTGGGTCTTTAACATAAAATGTATGGCGTACAGGAATGTCTCTAAATTCCCTATCACCTTTCTTATTGCGTTCGACTACTTTAACAATATCGTTTTCGCGGTCAAACCATGCGTCTACATACGACATAAATTTTCTTCTCCTTTGTCATTTGAGGCTGACAAATACCTTTATGCGGTTTATGGCCCGCCGACCTTTCGTTATATACTTATTTAGATACGTTTAGTGATATCTAAAATTGCTTCAATCTCTTCCCAGTCAGCATTATGCGCTTGCCAATCGCCTTTATGGGCAATTTTAATTGCTTTATTAATAACACTGGGTTTGATTTGTAGTTCTTCTGCAACTGCCTTAACAGTTTCTTTGAGACCTTCTGTCAGATCTTCTACTTCGCGAAGTACTGTAGAGCCTTCGCTGATTAATCTTTCTAATTTTGCCTTTTCTTCGGGGCCATATGAGCGTCCTGACATGTAAATCTCCTAGTAATATGCCTATTGTATAGTAATTATGCCTACAGGTCAATAGCTAAAAAATTTTATTTAATCAAATTATTGAGTAGGATAGCGTTCTGGATGTAGATATGGACTTGGATTTCCCGGCGTATCAAATTTTCTAAGAGCATCTCTTTGATTACGTGCCGCTTGTTTTCCAGAAATACTAATAAATTCAGGCTCATCTGGCATGTCATCTAATGCTTTATCTAGCTTTTCCATTCCAAAATTGACTCCAATATTAATTGCCGCAGCCGGCAATCCATCTTTAACTAGGATACTTGCAAATCTACCCAGTTCAGCCGCATCTAATTTATACAAAGCAGGAGCAAGTTTTTTAATAGCCAGTATCATTGATGGTACATCGGGTAAGAATAGTCTAAGTGCTTTAATTGCCTTACTAAGAACGCTAGCAAGTCTTTCAACAGCTGGCCACGCCCTAACGATTGCCAGCCCGGCGCCAGCACCTAGTGTTTCTGGACCTGTAAGGGCACCTGCAATAAATGATGCAGAAACTATACCAAGATCGTTAATTAGATCTAAATATGTGTAATATTTAAAATCTCCAAAAACTGGAGTTAGTAACTTATTCCATATAGTAGATAGCATAGCTGTTGATACTGCTATACCTCCAGCATCGGTTGCAACTTTTGGTAGATAGCCAATATTATCTTCAGCTACTTTTTTTTTAACTGACGTAACTGAACACTTGGGTACAGACACACCGTTTTTAATCTGTGTACCAGTTTGTGTTTGTCCTGCACGACATACACTAGTTTTTGCTTTAGGTTTAACTATTTTTGGTGCAGTAGGCTTAGAGGCTTTGATTGCCGGCATTACTGCTTCGCCAATGCGTTTATCTATATTATGGCTTCTACGTCCGCCGCCCTTACGTATCTTAGCCAGTTCTTCTATCCCATGACGAATTTCTTCAATGTTCATAGCCAGTTCAGGAAACTGACGTGCAATGCCTTCCCACACAATTAACTCGTTGCTATCAACACGAGCGGCCAGATCTTTTATTTGACTGCGGGCTCGCATAATGCGATATTCGATAGATCCTGGATTACTTTTATGCTTTATTTGACTTTGTATTGGATTTTCTTTATTAAATTCAATAGGCATCTCATCAATAACATTATTGATAGCACCTGGCCCAACACCGCCTGTGAAGCCCATACTATGTCCTGGGATTTCATCTTCCGCCACACCTTCTTTAGGTACACAGTTAGGAACCATCTTACGTCCCTTCTTTTTCATACCTACTTGTTTGTACTTGTCCCAACAGGCTTCGTCTAAACTTTCTTTCATCAAGACACGTTCGGCAATAATACTAGCATATTGATTGATTAGCTGACGCTTTTCAGTCTTTTGAGCAGTTAGCTCTTCTTCTACTTCTTTAAAGTACTTACGGATAACACTATCACGTCCAACGGGCTTATGTATAGGTTCTTCTTTTTGGTAGTGTTGCATTGCCATTTGCACTGGCAAACTAACTTTATGGGGATTAGCACCTTCATTTAAGATGCTAACATCATTTTGTTTTACAATAGATACGAACTTAGACATGTCGTTAACACCCACTACAGGTTTGGTAGCAACACTATCCATCGCCTGTAGTATGCGCTTCATGTCCATGCGAGTATTATCCTAATAGACGCTTTGTCAATGCACGGATTTGATCAACTTCACGATTTTCAACTAGTGCTGGCTTTTCAGAACGATTCAAACGAGCCATCTGTTCTTGCATACGTGACAGTTCTGTAGATTCCTTAACAGGGTATGTCTTACCATCTACATTAAATGAATCTTTGTGTTGCGCTTTGGCTTTGGCCAACTCGCCACTAAACTCGTTTCCTTCGTCTGCCATCTTGTCGCCTTTAGCAATAGTATCTTTCTTTGACATAGCTTTTTTCTCAGACATATAAGCAACAGTTTCTTTGACATTTGCCCACATGGTGGCCGCGGCAGTTTCTTTAACATCTTTCTTTTTGCTCAGATCATGCTTGCCCTTGCCATCTGCCGCAAATGCTGGAACACTTTTGCCATTGACTTTTTTCATTGGCATGGATGCCTCGTCCATTTTACTTTTGCAATCAGCTACCATTTGTTTTAATTTTGTGTGATCACAGTCCGGATGCATTTTGCAAATTTCACTTACTGATTTTCCATCTCGACACATTTTTTTAACATGTGACATTGGTGGGCATGGTTCTTTGCCATCGGCCTCAACGCTTTCGTCATACTTGTCATACTTGGCGCGAATCTTGTCCAAGCTCTTGCCTTCACGGCCTGCTTTAGCCAATGCTGTCATACCTGCTTTGCCATACTTTTCATAGCCTTTGGC